GGTAATGGCGCTGCTATTTTTGCTAGACCTGCATTTATTCAGGCTATGGGCGCAGATGTTATTGTTGCTCCTGTAACATCAGGTACTCCAATTGTTTCTGCTGCTGATATCGATGCTATCCATAACACAGGTCTTATTAAGATCTTCCGTGGATGCCCTGTTGTTGAACTTCCTAACTCATTTGAAGATGAGAACAACGATGTTTGGACATTTAAGTCAGATATGGCTTATGTAATGCCAACAGGTGGAGAAAAGCCAGTTAAGGTTGTATTTGAAGGAAATACACAGATGCTTGATCGTCAGAATGAAGATTGGTCATTTGAGTTCCGTTGCTACAAGAAACTCGGCGTTGCTCTTGAGACACTTAATAACTGGGGTATTTATAGAAATACATCTCTCACAGAGGGTCTCTATTAATAGATAATATAAATTAAAATAAGGGGAGGGGAGAATAAAACTTCCCTCCCTATATTATTATAAGGCGTAAAAGGAGGAATTATTTATGTCAGAGAAAAAAGTTAAAATTATTAGTACAGTTCCATATATGGTATCAGTATATCTTCCAGAAATTAGATTTTCTAGAGTATGGGATAGAGAAGGTTCAGAAAAATCAATTGATTATGATATTGTTTAGGAAGCAATGAGCGATAAAGGATTCTACAACATGATTGCAGAAGGAACCCTTTATATTGAAGATATGGATATAAAGAAAGAGCTTGATATCGAACCACAGGATGCAACAGAGCCTGTAAATGTTATTGTATATACAGAAGCTCAGATTAAAGATTTCCTTTCAAAGAAAAAGAGCTCAAATCAATTAATTGAAGCTCTTGAAAAAACATCAGAAGAACAGAGAATTAAGTTCGCACAGGTTGCTGTTTAGACAAAGCTTAATGATCTTGAGAAAGCTCAGATTTTATTTGATTATACAGAACTTGATGTGGTTAATTTAATTAAAATGACTATTGAAGATGAGAAAGAGGAAGAAGCAGAAAAAGCTAAAACTCCTGCAAAAAAGACATCTACAAGAGGTAAGAGATAATCTTAAGGAGGTATAATTATGGGGACTCCTTATCAAACAGTATATTCCGCTTTTCTTTCTAAAGTATTAGAAGATGAGTGGGGTAAATGGACTATCGAAGAAGTTGAAATGGATTTAAGATAGATTCTTGAAGCCGCGCTTCCTTGGTTTAAGTTCCCTCGTGTTTCTTTTGATAGAAACGACGAAGGATTTACAGAAACATTACCAAATGAAGTTATTTAGATAATTGCAATGTATATGAAGTATGAATGGGTTAATAGATGTATCCATACTTGGGAGAATATTAAACCGCTCTATGAAGAACGCGATTTTTCTATGGCCAACTTGCTTGATAGTTTAACTGATACTGCCGAATTAGCGAGAAAAGATGCTCTAAGAATGGAAAGTATTTATTATCGCTCGGTTAATGGAAAACCATTCGGTTATAGGCATTTGGCAGGTGATCAATAATGGAATACGCACCTGGAATGCGCGAAGGTTATAACAATCAATTACGTAGTAAATTATTCGGCTTATTGTGTGAGTTTGAGAAGGATGGAGAATGGGAGAAGTTTCTTGACTCTATTCTTATTGAACTCATGGGATTCGACGATTCAGAAAAAACAATAAATTATTATAGACTTTGGAACAAATTAAGCTCTCTTAAATATTTGAGATATGAATATTTTAGAAAGACAATTTTTGATGCCATGAGTCTTATATCTAAATTAGGTCCAGAGGGGGAATGCGATAATGGATAATTATTATACAGACGTATATCTAAAGCGTCTTAATCGCTATGGAACTAATTACCAAGATAGAATATAGCATTAGAGAGAAGAGAACTTTGAAAGACAGTTAATGAAATCTGTTTATAGAGTTGAGTTTGAGTTTGACGGCGCGACTTGCGCCGGCGAGCTCATTAAATATCAACAAGATAATTCAAAAACGTTACAATATCTTTTAACTCCAATTAGTATTGAAATACCAAATGGCACGATTTTAAAGATTGGATAGACTGAGTTTGAAGATGGCGAAGCGCATATGATTTATTGGAAAGAAGATATTGAGGCAAGCGGATATAATAAATATGTTGTATTGAAAATGAGTCATTATATTACTTGGTGGGACAATGATATCGAATACCATAGTTGGGCATATATGTACGGGCAAGAAAACAATATGCTCAAAGATGAATTAAAATCTCGTTCTCGTATGGATACTATTTATGGTGAAAACTTAAAGGCTAGTTTCTTTATTTTACCATTTAACAGACATCTTGTAAAAGACAATTATTTTGAAGTAAGTAGAAATGGTGTTATTGAAGCATATAGAGTAACCGGCATGGATAGACAATCTACTGAAGGAGTAATGTTTGTTACTATTGATCCTATCTATAAATATGACCATACTAGAAGAATTAAATATAATGGAACAGAAGAATATACATCTCCTGTATCCGAAGAGACAAATACAGCAGACGATTATTATTGGTCTTAGATGAAGGAGGTAGATGACGATGGCAGACGCAAGCGCAACTAATCCTCCAAGAGTTAGAAACTCGGTAGAAATAGGCGAGAATCTTATGAAAATAGTAAAGAGATTGCTTGCAAATTAGAACTTATTAAAACTTCTTTATTATGAGGACGAAGATCCGTTTTCTAAGCCTGATTTAAGCGAAGAGAAAATTAGAAAAGAAGTTTTTGAGAAATTAGTAAAAATTGTTCCAAGAGTTGGACCAAAAGACACTGCTAAATCTCTTATTTCATTAAGAGTAGTGAGCGGCGACAAAAATCCAGGCAATGGTGAGTTTAGAGATATTGAGATTGCTATTGAGGTTTTTGTTCCTCTCTCACAATGGATTTTAAAAGGTACAAATCTTAGACCTTTTGCTATATTAGGGGAAATTGAGAATAGCTTAGATGGAAAACTTGTTAATGGTTTAGGTCGTATTAGTGGCGGCGATTTTGCTATAAACTTTTTAACAGATGAGATTTCCTGCTATGAACAAACATTTAGTATAACACAATATGCCTAATTTGACTTTCTTTTTAGGCGAGCCACTAAAGTTTAAAGATGGGGTTTATATTTTTCCTCCGAAGGTGAAGGATAGTATAAACCCTTCATTTTTCCAATATTAGTCTATTTTGACACTGTCTCAAGAAGAGATAGAAGATATGTTTGAATAGCAGTTAAGAGACGATAAAGATTTTTTAGTTCCTTCTCCATTTGAGTTTTTAATTTTAAATGCTTATAATAATGAAGAGTATGAGAAAATTGCGAAAGATGCTTTTTATGCTTTTATTAAAAAGAAAATCACTTTTTTATATGACCAAAAGCTTATATTAGTAGGAGACTTAGAAGGAGAAATCGCGAACGCTAAATCATTAGATGATTTAATCTTTCTTAAAGAAGAAGAGTTTATTGACTTTTAGAATATGATTAGAGAATCTTTAGGACAAAAACCAGTTGCGCCGCCAGACCCAAATATGCATCCTAAAAAGAAAAGAATGCTTGCTTTATAGAGATTGAGAGATAAAGTTAAAGCAAAACAGGAAGCTAAAAAAGGAGTAACTTTTGATAATACGGTTGTGGCAATTTGTTGTATGGGTTTAGGAATAAATCCACTTAATATTGGAGAGTTAAGTTATTGCGCCTTAAACTCATTGATTACGTGTTATTAGAACAAAGAGAAGTATGAATTAGATATTTAGTCTTTGCTCGCTGGCGCAGATTCTAAGAAGGTACATCCAAAGTACTGGATTGGGGACTTAAATGAATAAAATTATTATATAGGGGGAATACAATTATGGCAAGTATTCTTGATAGATATGGTATTAAAGAAGTAGCTGATATCACTTTCTACAAAATTAGTGATGATGGTAAGCCAGAGTATCCTGTTCTTTACCTCGATACAGCTAAAACTTCTACAATTGAAGTAACAGCCGAGACTGCTGATGCTCGCGGCGGCAAGGGTAATCCAAAGCTTATCTCTTGGGACTTCGGTAAAGAGATTACTGTTACTCTTGAAGACGCTCTTTTCTCAGCTAAGTCAATGGCTATCATGTTTGGTAACGGTACAGTTAAGAACTTTGATTCTACTAATGCAACTGCTCTTGGTACTGCTGATCTTATTATGAAGACAGAGAACTTTAAGGCTACTGCTAACTCAACTGCTGCTGATAGCACTGCTGCAAAAACAGTTGGATGGAGTGATAAGTTCGCTTCACCTGATGGTAAAAACCATGACAAACAGAATCCTAAGTTCTATGATGCTAGTGGTGCAGTAGCTACATCATTTGCACAGGGTGAAACATATTTCTGCTCATATGACCTTAAAGCTAAGGGTGCAGTTATTGAAGTATCTGCTAATTCTTTCCCTGGTACATATTATGTAACTGGCGATACATTCGCTCGTTCAGAAGTTACTGGCGACGATGAGTTCTTCCAGTTCGTAATTCCAAAGGCAAAGGTTACATCTGAGAACACAATTACTCTTGAGGCTGAGGGTGATCCTTCAGTATTCAGCATGAATCTCACAGTACTTCGTCCATCAGACGGCGTTATGATGAGACTCGTTAAATATGAACTTGATGCAGGAACTGCTATTAGCGGTGACACAAGTGCTAATCTTGTTCATAACCACGTTCTTAACGTAGCAAACGTAACAGTAGAAGGCTAATTGAATAATTAAAGACGATGGCGGTTGGCGGAAGTCAGCCGCCATTTGTAATATAATGGAGGAGACTAGAATGGAAGGAAACTTTTCATTTAAAGAGCTATATGATGTTTCCTTAAAAGCTACTTATCCTATGAGTATAGATGGGCATACTTTTGAAAAAGGAGAAGTAATCGCTCTATTTGATAAAATTGAGACTGCTGACTTTAAAGAGGATAAATAGTTTATAACTGCTCATGGCGGATATGAGGATAGACCACGAGTATTTTGGGAAACAACTAAAGACGTTCGCGTTACTTTTTCTTAGGGCGTCTTTTCTAGATCGCAATATGCGATATTAAATAATGCGAGACTTTTAAGAAAAGATAATGAGAATGGAACAGAAGTCTCCAAAAGAGAAATAATTGAAGCAGATGAAAACGGACAAATTAAACTTTCATTTGTTCCATATAAAGATATGTTTATTAGATGTGAATCTGATGCGGCCCGCATCTTCTACGAATCAGTAGGAAATGATGGAAAGACATTCGCAGTATTCTATGATGAATCGCACACTCAATCAGTAACATATCGTGAAGTAATTGTCGATTATATTTATAAATATACCGACGCAGATTATACAAGTGTTATGAATATTGGTTCTGCTTTAACTAATGGATTTTTAGCACTTGAAGGAAAGACAAGAGTAAAAGATGATTATAGTGGCAAGAATGTTACTGCAATCATAAAAATCCCAAAGTTGAAATTAACATCACAGTTATCATTGAGATTGGGAAGAGGGGCTAATCCTGTTGTAGGATATTTTAGTGGATTGGCTATACCAACCGGAGAGAGAGGACTATCTGTAGCAGTTGAAATCACGTATTTAGATGATGATATTGATGCGGATATTTATTGAGTGATGATTAACACCAACTGAAGGGTTGGTGTTAATTTTTTTTATGAGGTGAGGATATGGGAAAAGAAACTAAGGTTCGCTATACCGTAGAACTGGATGCCGAGATAAGTAAGTTTCAATCTAGCTTGTCTAAATTACAAACTGAATTAAATAAAGTATCAATGCCGGCGGCCGATAATACTAAGATAAAAGCGTCTTTTGAAAAATTATCAGCAAGCATTGAAAAATATTAGAAATTAGTTAATTAGCCAGTAACAAATTAGGCTGATATGAATAAATAGATTAGGGCTCTTTCTACAATTGAAGGGGAGTATAAGAGTATAATTAAAGTTATATCAAAATATTCTAATATCTCTTCTGAAGAATTAAAGGATTTAGTGCCTAAATCAGCATTATCAAATCTTGCAAAAATGTCGTCTATTACAAAAGAATGGGCGAAGAATCAAGATGAATTAAATAAAAAGAAAAAAGAAGCAGAGAAAAACTTAAAATCTGCTCAGGCTAAAAAGGAAAAAGCTGAGAAAGCATAGAAAGAACTCTCTGATAAAGGATATAAATATAGTTCTCGTAATGCAAGCAGAAACGAATTAAAACGAAGAGAAGATTAGCTAAAAGAAGAGCAAAAAAATAATAAATCTATTTAGAAAAAAATTGATTCTCAGTCTAAGAAAAAAGAAACCGCTTTAGCAAACGGGCAAGATATTTCAGCAATAGACAAAGAGTTACAGACTCTTAATAATGATTTAACTAAATCAAATAAGAGATGTGAATAGCTTGGAAAAACAATATAGGATATAAAAGAGACCCAAGCATGGAGAGAATAGAGCAAAGAAATTGCAGACGCAGAAAAAGAAATTAAAAAATATGAGGCATAGTATGAAAAATTAAAAGATGCTACAAGTATAGAATCTTTAAAAGAATCTCTCTCAACTCTAAATACCGACAATATCGGTATTGATATGAGCAAAATTAAAACATGGGAATAGTTAGATAAGGCTATTAATTCTGCAAGCACAAGCGTATAGACAAAGTTTTATGCAGCGATGGCAAATGTTGCTAATGTATCGAATGAGACGGATGATTCATTAAATACTTTAGTATATGAACAAGACAGGGCAGCAGAAGGATTCAATAAGATATCTGATTCTGCTAATGAATTAGCATCTTTAAAAAATAAATTATTATCGTTCTTTGGTATATCTGGTACAATTCAAGTATTTAGAAAAGCAACAAGACAGGCATATGAAGCTATTTCTGAACTTGATAAGGCAATGACAGAAACTGCTGTTGTTACTGATTTTTCCGTTGGAGATATGTGGGAACAGTTGCCAGCATATACAAAGTAGGCAAATGAACTTGGCGTAGCAACAGTAGAAGCATATAACGCAGCTACTCTTTACTACCAATAGGGATTAAAAACATAGCAAGTACAAGCATTATCAGTAAATACTTTGAAGATGGCTCGTATTGCCGGACTTGATGCCGCAGATGCTACAGACCGTATGACTAACGCATTGCGTGGTTTCAATATGGAATTAAATGAAGCAAGCGCGCAACGAGTAGCAGATGTATATTCAGAATTAGCTGCTGTATCAGCAACAGATGTTGATGAACTTTCAACCGCTATGACTAAGGTTGCATCTATTGCTAATAATGCTAATATGACATTTGAAAATACATCAGCATTCTTATCACAGATCTTGGAGACAACACGAGAAGCTCCAGAAACTGCTGGTACTGCTCTTAAAACAGTAATTGCTCGTTTTTCAGAAGTTAAGAAGTTATATTCTGAAGATTAGCTTACTGGTACAGATGAAGAAGGAGAAAATATTGATGTCAATAAGGTATCTTAGGCACTAAGAACTGCCGGCATTGATATGAATGAGTACTTTACAGGAGCTAAAGGTCTTGATGAAGTATTCTTAGAATTGGCAAAAAGATGGGATAGCTTAAGTGATGTATAGCAGAGATATATCGCAACATAGGCTGCCGGCTCACGTCAGCAATCTCGTTTTATTGCTATGATGTCTGACTATGACAGATTAATTGAATTACAAGAAAGTGCTTATAATTCTTCTGGAGCATCAGAACTGCAATATGGAAAAACTCTTGATTCATTAAAAACAAAAATAACTCAACTTGAAAACGCCTGGAATGAGTTTAGCATGGGTATCATG